TTATTTGTTCAGGTATGGCTCTCCGAATATCGCCATTACCCTTGGTTTCGCATCGTCGATGATAGGTTCCTCAAAGGGTCGCGGTGCGATCCTGTCGGTTCCTTCCTGCAGCCACGGTGCGTATTTTACGTCGGTGTGTATGCTGGCGATTACTTCACCGTCCGCTTGTCCGATTGCCCTGGCTCCCCAGCTTATGCGAAGCGCTCCGCTTCTGACTGCTGGTGCCTCTCCGGGAGCTGAAGCTCTGTATACTCCCTTCGTTGTGTAGGGCAAGCGGTAAACCTTGCCGGTGCGGTGTCCACGCAGCACTCTTAATGCTGAATTCCTCAGCTCGTTCGATGCTCTGATCGCTCTTGATTGAGCCTGCGTCTTTGCCGACTTCACGGCTGACTTTACCGCTTGCGTGAATTTGTCGTTCGTTGCCTTTATGTCAATCTGCATGAGTGTCGCTCCTTTCCTGGGCATAGTAAATCGTCCATATTCCCAGGCTACCGGGTTCGTGTATTCCTTGGATGTAAAAATACCGGCTGCCGAATACGAAACGATCGCCCTCTTTGGCGACGGGAGCTCCTCTCTGGGTGATAGTGTGGGTGATAGGGTGCTGCTCCTGCTGCCAGCGCTCTATTTCCTCCGGTGTGGCGTTGGCCAGGACTGCGCGGATCGTGGTCGTGCTGTTTGTGTCGTATTCTGTCTTCACGCGTCCTCTTGCGTCTGTGCCCTCGTCCCTTTTCTCGACCGTGAAGTCCTTAAAAAGGTTACCTGTCCGGAGGTACATCATGTTTCCTGCTCTATTCATGCCGCTTGCCGCCTCCCTCCGTGCCTCCTCCCGTTTTGTTGTCATGCATGCCTTCGTAGAAGTATGTCGGGGTCTGGGTGATCTTCTTGCTCATGCCGGGCACTGACATGTTGCTGACTTCTTTTGCCAGCTCGTCGTGCAGCGCCTTCCAAGCGTCAAACCTCCCGCGCATTTGCAGGGAAAGGGGGCCTACTGTTGTGTTTACCTCGTATGCGAAGCGGTGAAGAATGCTCCGGAGCAGCTCCAGCTTTGCCTTCTTCCACTTGCTTGGGTATAGCTCCATGATGGCGCCGTACTCCTCGTCTGTGAGGGCGCAAGTCTCGGCGCCGCCTTCTACCATCGTGTCTCCAAGTTCAAACCGCATGCGGTCTTTACCGTTTTCCTTGATTTTGGCCGGGTCGTATGTGTATGCCATTATGCATCACCTTGGCCTTCGTCCTCCTCTTGGCTGTCTTCCATCGCCTTGATCCTTTCCATGATCGCCGTCTTGACGGTCTTTCGCGTGTCCAGCGCGTCGATCAATATCAGGGTCTCCTCTTTTTCAATCACGCTTACGGCTTTCGCTGCGTCTTCCGCGTTGAGCTGCATGGTAGCGACCGCCTCCACGATGTCCTCTGGCGCCATTATTAGCTCCAACAGGCCGCCTTTTGCCGTAATGGGTATTACGATGCCTTTTTCCTCGGTCTCGTCTCCTGGGGGCAATTCTGGCGTTCTGGCGGCGGTTTCTTTGAGTGCCTCTACCTGCGCTTTCAAGGATTTATTTTGTTCCAGCAGCGACTCTGTGTCTGCTGCCAGTGCGATGAAACCCTGTTTTATTAAGGCTCTTTCACGGCTTGGAAGAACGGCAGCGGAGGGGATAGCGTCGCCTACCGAGTAAGCGACGCCTCCAAATGTGCACGCCTTGGTGCAAATATAACCGTTCATCTGTGCTCCTCCTTTTCTTATACGCACTGGTCGAAGTAGATTGCTAAGTCATCGGAGGTCTTCTTCATGTCTGTGCTCATGAGTCCTTCGATGAATTCGCTGTGCGTACCTTTCTCGCCTTCGAATTGGTCGAGGGCTACGTGTTGTCCGTTACCGAGCATGTCCCATGTGAAGATGTAGCCTGCGCTCGGTTCGTCGATGGCCGCGTTGTCGGTTGCGTAGCAAAGCAGCGCGCCGTCGGTTGCGCATACAAACTGCATGTCTTCCACGCCGATGCCGCCCGCGTTGTATGTGCTCTCAAGCACTTTGACCTGCTCGATCTGCAGGATGGCTGCGAGGGCTTGGGTTGTTACGACTGCGGGGTTCGCTGTGCTGCCAGTGTATTTGACTCTCTCGACGATGTCAGGGTGGTTCTTCAAAGCGTTATAAGCGTCCACGCCCAGCGCCAGTCTGTTTGGCGTTCTGCGTCCGCTCTGCTTGATGTCCTTCATCCTTGCATCGAAGAAGTTCACGGGGTCGAAGTTGGCGTCGTTAAATCTCAGGAATTGGTTCAGCTGAGGATTCGGGTTCGCTGGTACTCCGGTCCATACGTTGTTCCACGCGGCTGGGGTGAAGAAGTTCTGCGCGAAGATTAAATCTAAGTGCAGCTTCAATTGCTCGGTGGCAAATCTTACTTTTGCCCTTCTGGGGTCTGCTACTCCGGGAGCTCTGCTCCTCTGGTAGTTCAATGCGTCGATTTGGTCGACGCCTACGATGACCTGATCCACTTCGCACTTGTAGGTGCTGTCTGTCTGTCCCATCAGCGCGGGCTGAACCTTACCGAACGCGGGCTTGCGCGCTACGTTGTCTCTGGCGAGGTCGGCTTTGCTGAAGGTGTAGTAATAGCTGGAGCTCAGTCCTACCGGGCAAATGGGGAATATGGAGGGTGCTACAAAGTCGCCCTCCTCCTGAAAGTAGGCCATGCTCATGTTTGTTAGGTAGTTATTTGGTTTCCAGCCCTTCGCGATTCTTGACTGGAGACCGGCTGTGTTTACGTTACCTTTCATTGTCTTCTATCTCCTCTCTCTTATAGGTTTTTCCACTTGGTGTCAGCGAGTACGTATGTCAGCGTTTCAGCGTCTGCCGGGTTCGCTATATCTACGTCTGCCAGATCATCAAGCGAAAGCGCTTTGTTGATGTAGCTTGTCGTTGCGAGGTCATAGACGATCGCGTCTCCGTCCGCAATGTTAGCTAATGATACGTCTGCAAGGTCGGCCAGTCCGAGTGCCTTGTTGATGTACTTCTGGGTCGCGAGGTCGTAAGCGATTACGTCTCCGTCTGCGACGTTGGCAATCGCCACGTCTGTAAGTCCTGCAAGTGTGAGCGGTGCTACGGCTCCGCCGTTCTTGTAGCCGGCTTTGACGATCTGCACCTTGATTACTTGCCCGGCTGCTGTTGCTGTTTCGAGGGCAATGCCGACGATGAAAGCGTTAGCTGCTGCTGTGATGGCCTGGCCTGCAGCGTTGACCGCTACCTCCGCTCCGGCCAGGACTGCGGCTCCTGTTACCCAGAGTCCGACGTCCTTAATCTGGATTGTTACATCCTCTCCGGCTGCCACGTTGTCAGGTGTGGAAGCGATAAATAAGCCGACTGCGTTGTCTCCGGCTGCTGCTGGGACGATCTCGCCCTGTGCGTTAAACTTCGCAGCGTGTAGGGCTGCGTTTACCAAGGGGATACCAGCCTTCCCGACAATGGTCGGGGTGTCATTGATTCCTGTGCTTATAAACATTGTGTTCTCCTCCTTATCTCTGGTTCTCGTATTCAGCTACGAGTTCAGGGTGTTGGTCGCACGCCTTTTCGATTGCCTGGGTCCTGCTTAGGGTCGGCATGGACTTTTGGATTTCGTCGGCGTGCTTTTCGATTAGCGTCCATGCGTCTGCGGTGCCGGAGCCTTTTTTGCCTACTTCGTTGAAGATGCCGCTTTTCTCGAGTGCCTCCACGCTGGCGTCGAGTACGGTGATCATCTGGTCGTATGCATTGCCTCCGGCAGCTTTCAGGTTCTTAAAGATGGGCACGAGCTCCTCGGCCTTCTTACCGATGATCTCATACTTCTTCGCGACTTCCTCCAGCTCTCTGTCTTCCAGTCTGTCTGCGGTCTTGCGCAGGCTTTCAAGCTCTGCTTTTACCGCGGGGTGAAGTCCTTTGTAGATGTCCTCCTGCTCGCCTTCTGCAGGATCAGTCTTTGCGCCTTTTTCGACAGGGTCGGTTTCGGCGGGTGCAGCCGGTGCTGCAGGTGGTTCTTCCTGAACACCAGCCTTCTTCTCGATTGCTTCGAGGGCAGCCAGTTCTTCAGGTGTTAGTTTGGATTTGTCAATTTTCATATCCTTCGGTTCTCCTTTCGTCTCTTTGTTCTTAGTGATTGGCTCTTGTGGATCGTTGGGTTCCTTTGCCGGTGGGTCGGTCTGTTCTGCCTTCGCGATTAATTCGTCAAGCGCTGCGCGGGTTTCTTTTGCGTGTGCTATTCTCTCTGGCGTCATCTTTGTGTCCGCCTTCACCACTTTTTCCGCGACTTTTCCTGATGCCCATACCGGGATCATGTCGCTTGCTGTTGTGTTGAATTGTTCGAGGCTCTCTTTCATGACCTCGGCCTTGGACTCCCACGGGATTTCGTCGTCCTGAATTACGGAGCAGAGGCTTTCTTCGAGGGCGTAGCAAATGTCCCAGATTTCGCTGGTAATTCTGCGCCGTGCCGCTTCCTGCATCTTCTCGTTGAAGGATTCGGCTTCTCTGCCTTTCGCCAATATTCCCAGCGTTTCGTCGATGTCGCTGTCGTCATCGATTCCCAGGGCTTTGGCTACCGCCGTCAGAACACGCTTGAAGGCGTTCTCCGGTTTGGCTCCCGGCGTGTCGGGATTCTTCTCTGGCTCTGCAGCCGGGGGAGCACCTTCCTTGTTTTTATAAATCATTATGTTTGCTCCCGGGTTGGCTCCGGCGTCCACGAAGTCCACCTTCGTTACCTTCAGGTCTTTCAGTTTTGTTGCCATTTTGTGCTTTCCTCCTTTCCGCTTTATTAATAAAACAAACGACGCCTTTTGAGCGTCGCCTGGCTTATCCTGGTTATTAAGTTGTGCTTCATGCCGGGACCTCCTCCCGGACGGCCTCTCCCTCAATGGAGAACATGCTGTATGTGCCGTCTTTGACTTTGTCCCAGACGTCTGGGTCGGTTACCTTGAAACCGATCCACCATCCTTCCGGGATCGTCCCTTCTGCAATGCCGAGGGCGTTCTGCTTCTCTTTGGTGAATACCATGCTCTCTACCAAAACAGCCACGCCTCCGCGTTCGTGCATTTCTCCGCCTTCCCGGTAAAACTCCACGAAGCTGTAAGCTGCTTGCTCCAGCTCCGCCGGGTCGATGATGTCCTCGTGATAGTCTTCTATCTGGTCGCCGCTTGATGTTACTGCGACGTTCGCCCAGCCGAAGGCCAGCATTTTGTCGTCTTCGGACTTTTGTATCTTGAACCTGCCCTTGACGATGTCTGGTTTTGTGTTAGGCGCCCGCGCCAGCGGTTGAATAATGTCGTTGAATTTCATCATGTTATTCCTCCTCCCTAAACCTTGAATTCTTTCCTGTACCATTCGTGAAGGTCTTCCGTCGTTTTTATGGTGTGCGCTATTACTTCGCCTCCAACGACCTTCTTGAAAAATTTACGCTTAAATTCCTTTATGGTCAGCTCCTTGAATGTCCACTCTCCGGGGTCTACTCCGTCTGACCGGAATATAAAGCCGTCCTTTGTCTCCCGCAGCACCTCTCCTTGGATCATGTGCCCGCGGTCCGGAGGCGTCAAAAACCAGAGCTCTTTCCATGCTTCGCCTGTCCTTTGGTTCATGTGGCAGTCGCATGCTATACTCATGAATTCTCTGTCTCCGGGTATCTTGTAAATATAAACCTTTCGTCTGTCCATGGCTCCTCCTTTATGGTTTCGCTATTTCGGTGCTGACCTTGACGAATTTGTCGATGTCGATTCCGTTTACCTTCGTGACGCCTTCCTGCTTGAAAAGGTTCAGCAGCTCCGCTCTCCTCTGTGAAGTCTGGCACGATATCCCCATGAAGCTCTCCTTGGCTATTCCTCTCCTGAACATGATTTCGTTGCCGTATCTGTAGCTGCTTTTCATGTCCTTGATGAAGTCCAGGGGCGTCGGTCTGGCTGCCATGAGGCTCTCGGCTGTCTTGCCGTAGCTGTCCGATGTGTAAGCGTACCAGTCTGTCCGCAGCATTTCCTTTGGGTCGATTATGATCCGGTATGCGCTTCCGAGGTATGACTGGTCGAATGTGGCCTTGGTTCCGGTCACGCCTATCCTGGTGAATACGCTGTCGCTTCCTCCGGTTCTGAAGTCTTGCTCCGGGGAGGCTCCTGTTCTTTGCATGCCTCGAATAAAGCGGTTGTTGTTCGACATGAGTCCCGGGCTTTTTACAATCTTGACCACGTCCTCGGCATCTGCCACTCCGCTCCAAACGTAGCGCAGCCCTGCCTTTTCGTATGCCTTGGCCACGGACTCATCGACGTATGTGCTGTAGCCCTCGAATACCTTCGCGAGCTTCATGCTGTTTACTCGTGCGGGGTCTATTCTCTCCTGCTTGATGATATAGTCCAGCTTAGTCGCCTTCTGCGCCGGTGTCAATCCTTTTAGCTCCGCCATGCGCTGTGGGGCTTCCTGCCATACCAGACGGCTCTTTTTGAGTATCAGCTCGTCTGCTGCTGTCGGGTTCGCCGTCAGGCTGTCGAGGCCGACGCTATTCATGAGCTGCCTCATGTTGTCTGCGTCTACCTTTCCGCTTGCTCCTACCGTTTCCACTCTTGCCCGGAAAAAACCGCGCCATCCGTCGTATTGTCTTGTCTGGCCGTCGATGTACATTTCAAACGTGCCGTATGGGGTTGATACATGCATGCTCCGGATCGATATGCCGGTGTCGGCTTTTGTGGTGGCCGAGAACATTTTCAGGGCGTCGTCTGCAGCCTCAAATGTCAGCTCGTCAATCGTCCCGATGGGCTTCAGCCGGTTCCAGGTCTCTGACCAGGTGTCGTATGTCAGCTTCCCGCTTATCTCGTAGTAATCGGTGCCGCCTATGTTCATGCGGCGTGCTGTAAGGTTCAGCGCCTCCAGGTCTCCGCCGTCGCTCCGGACGGGTATTCCTATCCGGTTCTCCGGCACTATTGCCAGGTCCGTGAAGACGTCGGTTGCTTTGGCAGCCTGGGCTTCCTGTGCTATGTTTGTCGCTGCGGCTTTCCTGGCCGCCTCATTCGCTGTCAGCCTGTCTCGCACCTGGGCACTCATCTGCGGTGCCTTGACCGGGTCCGATATGGAGGTTACCAACTGGGTCTTGTTCATGTTGTTGTAGTACGGTATTTGCTTT